GTACTGGCCGATGTGAGGAGGGAGAGACATGGCAAGAGATATCACACCGCGGCAGAAGAAGTTCGTGCAGGAGTATCTGCGCTCCGGCGACGCCACGGACGCCGCCATCGCCGCGGGGTACAGCGCGAAGAGCGCGGCCTCGACGGCCTCGAAGACGCTCAAAATGCCGGGCGTCATTGAGTACCGACGGGAGCTGGAGAAGAAGCTCTTTGACGAGATGGGCATATCGAAGGCGTGGATCGGGCGGCGGCTGGTGGAGATCGTGGAGCGCTGCACGCAGAAGACGCCGGTGCTGGAATGGAACCCGGAGACGCGGCAGAAGGAGCCGAACGGATTCTGGGAATTTGACGCGAACGGCGCGATCCGGGCGCTGCATGAGCTTGCCGAGCACATGGACTTTGCCGAGGGTGAGCAGACCGCCGCCGAGAGCATTGAGGACTGGCTCGCAAGGCAGGAGGGATCAAAGCTGTGAACCCGTGCATTGCCATGGACTACATCGAAAACTGCCTGAAGATCAAGACGAAGAGCGGAACGGTCGTGCCGTTCCGGCTGAACGACGCGCAAAGGAAGCTCTACGCCGTGGCGAAGCGGCAGCAGGACGCGGGGAAGCCCGTGCGGCTCATCATTCTCAAGGCCCGGCAGCTCGGCTTTTCCACGCTGACGGAGGGCCTCATCTTCCACGCCTGCGCGACGCGAAAAAACGTTAACGCGCTGATCGTTGCGCACCGAGAGGACGCGACGGCGAACCTTTTCCGGATGAGCAAGCTGTTCTACGACGAGCTGCCCGCACCGGTGAAGCCGATGCTGCGCGCCTCGAACGCGCAGGAGCTGGTATTCGAGAACCCGTCGAAGCTCCGCAGCGAGCGGGAGGCAAGGCCGGGGCTGCGCTCCCGGATCCGATGCGCGACGGCGGGAGGCAGGGGCATCGGCCGAAGCGACACGCTGCAATGCGTGCATCTCTCGGAGTACGCCTTCTGGCCGGACGGCGCGGACGGGAAAGCCTCCACGCTTGCCGGCATTTTACAGGCCGTGCCGAGTCTGCCGGGCACGATGGTCGTCATCGAGAGCACGGCGAACGGCTTTGAGGACTTCAAGGAGCGCTGGGACGCCGCCGTTGCTGGGGAGAACGACTTTGAGCCGGTGTTCTTCGCGTGGTTTGAAAACCCGGACTACTCAATGCCGGTCGTGCCGGGGACGGAATGGACGCCGGAGGAGCGGGATCTCAAGGCCGCCTATCAGCTGACGGACGAGCAGCTCCAATGGCGGCGCTGGTGCATTGCGAACAACTGCGGCGGGAGCCTGGACATGTTCCGGCAGGAGTATCCCGCCTCTCCCGGCGAGGCGTTTCTCCACAGCGGCACGGGCGTATTCGACAACGAGCAGATCGTGCTCCGGCTGGAACGGCTCCCATCCCCTGCCGGGCGCGGAGAGTTTGCGGACGGCGAGTGGACGGAGAGCGAGACCGGCGCGATCACGCTCTACGAGCTGCCGGAGGAGGGCGGTCCGTATGTGCTCGGCGGCGACACGGCGGGCGAGGGCTCGGACTACTTCACGGCGATCGTCATCGACAACGTGAGCGGGAGGATCGCTGCCAAGCTCCGGCAGAAATACAGCGAGCCGGAATACGTCCGGCAGATCTATGCGCTCGGGAGGTTCTACAACGATGCGCTCGTCGCCATAGAGACGAACTTCTCCACCTACCCGGTGATGAAGCTGCAGGAGATGGAGTACCCGAACCAGTACAGCCGCGAGCGGGAGGACACCTACACCCGGCAGATGAAGAAGAGCTACGGCTTCCGCACCGACCGGCAGAGCCGTCCGCGGGCCATTGCGAATCTGGTGGAGGTGTTCTCCTCGCATCCGGAGTGGTTTACCGACCGGGAGCTGCTCGAGGAGATGCTGACGTTCTGCTACAACGAGGATCACCGGCCGGAGGCGCTTGCCGGGAAGCACGACGACCTTGTGATGGGCGCGGCGATCACCTACGCGGTGCGGCATCAGCAGCGGATGACGGTGCTCACGGAGCCGGAAAAGCCGCGGGAGAAGCTCATCGATCAGATGAAACGGCAGAAGAGGGCAAGGAAGGCGTGGTGATGACAATCCCTCAGTCGGCTCCGCCGACAGCTCCCTTTGCACAAGGGAGCCTTACCGAGGCGGGAGAGAGTGCGCTGCAATCAGCTATTATACAGGGAGTAATATTTCACAGAAATTTTTCGACCGGAGCGGGAAACTGCTCCGGTTTTGCTTTTTTCAAAGCTGAAACTGCCTGTCGTATCAATGGGTTTGACGATTCGTGAAAAGTTCACAAAAAAGTCGCCGAGCACGGACAGATATTTCGGGTTAGCCTTTAATCAGCAGGAAAAATACATCGCGGCGACGGCAGCACAGTCGCAGAAAGGACCCACATGGAAGAGATCATGGAAGTCGAAACTCCGGAGGAGGGCTCGGAGGGCGGAGTCGTGACCGCAGAGACCGGCGCTGAAGCGGAAAACGCAGGCGAAAAGAAGCAGGAGGCCGCCGAACCTGCCAGACAGAGCCGGGAAGAGAACGCCAGATACCAGGCGGCGCGAAAGGCCGGAGAATCCGCCGGATTCCGCCGCGCCGAGGAGCGCTACCAGAACGCACTTGCCAAGCTTGGGCTGAGCGATCCGGACGGCGGCGGGGCGATCGACTCGCTGGACGTGCTGGAGAGCTATGCCGACAAGGCGCGCGCGGCGCGGCTCAAAAAGGCCGCGGCGGAGAGCGGGCGCACCGTGCAGGATCTGGAAGAGGAAGAGGACGCAAAAGAGGTCGTCCGCAAACAGAAGCGCGAGCGGGCCGAGCGGGAGAAGGCCGACGCCGAGGCAGAGCGGCAGAAGGACTGGATCGCCCAGGACGCCGCGGCATTCGTCCGGGAGCATCCGGACGTGGATATCTCCAAGCTCGACGCGAACGCGAAGTTCCGCAGGTTCTGCGGCAGCCGGTACGGAAAGGAGCCGCTGAGCGAGCTCTATGCCGACTGGCAGGAGCTTGTGGGAGAGGAAGCCGCCGCGAAGGCGGTGGAGAAGTCCGCCAAGAAAGCCGAACGCTCCACGGGAGCGGGCGGAGGCGGCGTATCGGCTGGGCTGACGGCCGCCCAGCAGAGGGAGCTTGACGAATGGAACCGCGAGTTCCCGCACCTGAAAATGACCGCCAAAGACTTTTTGGAACGCTGAAAGGAGAAGAATCATGCATCCTGTACAGAATGCGGACGGCGGCAGTGTGCTGCAGACCGCCCGCAATTATCCCATCGACGCGGCGACCGTGATCGACGCGGGCGCCGTGGTGAAGCTCTCCGGCGGCAAGGTCGTTCTGGCCGCCGCTGCGGAGACCGGAGGTATCCTCGGCATTGCCGCGGAGTTTCACTCCGGCACGGAGGACGCGCTCAATCTGCGCGCGAACGGCAAGTGGATCCTCGTATGCGACAACCCGACGCTCATCTTTGAGTGCGCCGCGCCGACGATCAAGGCCGCCTCGGGCAGCGCCACGACCATCGTGCCGGAGACCGGCGACGTGGACGCGGCCGCCGCGGACGACGCATTCAACAACGCGGTCCTTGTGCTCAAAAGCAAGGCTGCGTCCAGCACGAACACCGACGCGCTCGGCACGCAGATCGTCGTTACCGACTACGCCAAGACCGGAACGGTGATGACCAAGGCGAGCGGCGGCGCGCCGAGCGCGGGCGACGTGTACGAGGTCTATCCCGTGATCGGCGCTGCCATCGGCGGCGTTGCGAGTCTCGGCGACAAGCGCCTCGGCATCACGCTCAAGACCGTGGGCGCGACGAAGCTGCGCTGCATCGGCCACGACTACGAGCGCGGCACCATTAAGCTCATGGCGATCGGCCATGCGCTGACCTGAGAAGGAGGAAAAGGAAATGCCAGCTAATATTGGAAAATGGACGACCGACAACTACAAGTTTGTCGGCAAGGCGTTCGACTTTTCGTATGCCGACCGCCTCAATAAGCTCTCGCCCGTCGTGGGCGAGGTGAACGCCAAGAGCATCGACTACGAGCTGACCGGCTCCGGCGGCTACGGCGAAGCGCCGCTTTACGACGGAAACAACCTGAACACCGGCTCGCTGCGCCGCGGCTTCAAGACCATCATCACGCCGGAGGAATTCTCACTCTCCATCCCCGTCGGCTACAAGGAAGCGAAGATCGACAAGATGGGCGAGACGAAGAAGGTCGGCTCGAAGCTCGGTGACAGCATGGCGCTGACGGTTTATCTGCATGTGCTGCGCATGTTCGCTAATGCCTGGAACACCGACGGCCGCCACAACGGCGGCGACGGCGTGAGCTGGGCCAACGCCGCGCACCCTGTCGCCTCCCGCGGCTCGAAGGGCCGCCGCTTTGAAGCGGACAGCGAGAGCGGGACCTACTCGAACATCACCACGGACGCCTTCTCCGTTGCGGCCATCACCGCGGCGCAGGCGCGCGCCAACCGCTTCGTGACGCCGGACGGTCTGCCGTTCCTGTGCGACTTCGACACCGTTCTCATCGCGCCGGAGCTGGAGGAGAAGGCGAAGAAGATGTTCGGCGAGAACTCCCGCCTGATGCCGATGCAGAATCCGGACGACGAAACAAACGCTGCGAACCCCGTGTACGGCATGCGCTACATCGTCATGGGCGGCGGCGCGGACGGCTTCACGAGCAAGCAGTGGGCGGTGTGCGACCGCCGGCTGATGAAGGAGCTCGTGAACATCGTCTACA